CTGACCGCGCGATGTCTTCCATCGTCGGACGAATCAACGGATCAACGATCTCCGCGCTATAGGGATGCACGGCAAGGTTCTGCGCCAAATCCACAAGCTGAATACGCTCACGAGACGCGCGATCGGCTGCGCGGCTTTCAAGCTCGCGCTGCGCAATCTCCATCTCATTCTGCGCCTTCATCATATCAATCTGCGCCTTCATCATGTCGGTCTCGCCCTTCACCTGCGAGAGATGCTGGCGAGACTGAGCATCCATCATGGATGCGTTGGCCTTCATGCTGTCAGCTTGAGACTTCGCTTGCTTCTCCAAAAGCTCGGGCGGCGGATTACCCATCGTCTGCGGAGGCACCATGAACTGCTGCGGGTTGCTCCAACCCATCGCCTGCAAGGCAGCCGTGTCGATGGCAATCGGGTCGTACATCGAGGGATTGCCCGCCTGCAATTGCTTCAGGCCCATGATCTTCATCATGCGCTGCGTTTGAGACGCCGTATTCGGATCAGCCTGCGGCACTAGGTCGCAGTCATTCAAAGCCTGAAGGAACGTCTGCTGATCCCACTGATACGCAGGGCACCGATTACGTTGCCAGAAGGCTTCCGGGTTCTCCTTAAAACACTCAACCAGAAGCCTGAACTCCTCGGCCTGCGCCGCGTGCATGCGCTTGTGGACGCTGTTCAGGATTTTCGTCGCCTGATCGATCAGCGCCAGCGTCGTGCCCACCGGGGCATCTGACTTGCCCTCACCGACAGCCATCTCAGCCGTGCCGCCCACGCGCTGGCCGGTCTCGGCCATGTTCTGCACAAGGTTCATCAGCGCGCCGCCCGGCTCCTTGTACGGCAGGGGCATGATGGCCTGATTGATCGGCAGGCCGCCCGTCTTCACAGGCGCACCGCCGCCCGGAGGCACGCGGAAGATGTTGGTATTCTGGCGCAGCCCGCTGTCGGCGATCAAGAAGCCGGGGAAGTTGGCAAACATGCCGGCGTCAAGCATCTCGCGCCATGCCGCCGTGATGGCATTCGTCGTGTTGCCCAGAATGTGCAGCAAGCCAATGTCGTAGAACCCAAGGCCCGGCACGAACGTGTATTTCACGAAGGTCTTGCGCGCTTCAGGCAGGGGGCTGGCGCACTCCTCGGTCGGTTCCTCGTAATTGCGCACGATGCTCAGAATCTCGCGCGAAGACACGTCGATCGTCACGCGGTACGGGATCTCAAGCCCCGTCTCCTTGCCCTTGAACTTGTGCTCGAAGCCCCGAATATCCAGCTCGCAATAGCACTCGTAAATCTCGCGGTCGCGGTCCTCTGGCCGGAAACTACCCTGCGAAATGCCCTGCTGGTCCTTCTTGGCGCGCTGCGCGGCGTCTTCCTTGGCCTCCATCGGCGTCGTCAGGTCGATGTCGCGATAAACCCCAAGAATCTGAAGCCTCTTCACCGTCGAGGGCTTCATGAACACTCGATGCGTCACGCGCTTGGCGTTATCGAGGTCCGTGGCCGAATTGTTTACAATCAAGTCATCGGCGTCGACCGTCTCGCTCACCGGCCTGTTGCGCAGCGGGCAGAAGTAAACCTTCTTGAACGCTGTCCCGCCGAACCCAAGCATAAACAGCATGCGGTCGGTATCAGGATAATACTCGCTCGCTGTCGTCGTGAGATAGTGATTCAGGTCGCGCTGCAGGGCATTGGCAAGCTGATCTTCCTGCAAATTCGCATTGTTATTGTCGTTGCGGATCTTTACCGGCCCATCTGTCGGCAGCAGCTCAGACCGGGCATTGGCTTGGAAACGGAGGACCGCCTCGAGAAGCAGCGGGTGGCGTACGCGAGACATTCCCTCCACCGGAGCCCCGTCAGGCGTTCCCCCGAGCCCCGGAATCTCAATTTTGAGACCCAAAAGCTTGATCCCTTGCGCGCGATCATCAACCCACTCGGTACGCGACTGCACGTCGTCGTCGATGCCGTTCAGCAGCTCCTCGGCGATCCGGCTCAACTCGCCGCTGTCGATGTCCTCGACAAGATTATCGTACCAGCCCTCCGGCCCGCGCTCGTCCCCGTCCCGCAGAGGCTTACCGTCAATCGAGATCGTGATCGACCCGTCGTCATGCTCGATGCGCATGATTTCGCCGTTGTCGTTGGCCCTCTCCTTGTCCTCGCCGGGGATCAGTTGCACGACCGGCATAACGTCCAGTTCCTCTTGCGGGATCTGGCGAATGTTCGGCACGAGGCCCGGCGTCATGGGCATGGTCAGCCTTTCTCAGCAATCAAAGCTTCGATCTCTTCGACAAAGCGCCGAAGGCCCTCCTGAGCGGCCATTGTATCAGATGCCGCCTGAATAGTGTAGATGCGGACGAAGTCGTGGGGCTCCTTGCCCCAAACCTCAACCCGAAAACGCCCGAGGCGCACCGGCGTGGCGGCCAGTTCAACGTCGACAGTGGCGTTGGCGAGTATGCGAGACATGATTTCCTCAGACTGAATACAGCGGCTCCAAAGGCTTGCCGCGATGCTGCCGCCCGGTGTCGATCTCCGCGATCCGCTCCGGCTGGCGCACCAGTATACCTGTTTCTCGCAGATATTTCAGCGCCATGCTGGTCGTATCGACCAAGTCGTCGTGCTTCCCCTTCGGGAAAACCTCGCACTGGTGAATGACCTGATCCGCCCACCGAAGGTCCGGCGCATAAATCATCCCCTCGCTGAACAGATGCTGGACGCTGTACAGCCGCGCCAGCTTGTCGATCGCCCCCGGATTGACGAGCTGTACGCCCCAGTCCTCATGCCCGTACAGCCGCCGGATTTCCTGCCCGACGCTGATGCCCGACGCCTTGTTCTCAATCAGCAGATGATCGACCTTCATCCGCCGGCAGGACTTGGCAACCTTCTCAATCAGCTCAGGCAATTCCAGACGTTCCGCCCACGCATACATCAGCATGATCCGGGGCGTGCTCTCGGGGTTGTCGGGCAGCATATTGCCGATGCGCGTCATTTCGTCAAAACGCGCGGCCTCTTTCTCTGCATTCTTGAGTTTGCTTGATCGGGCGACGAAGTTGTTCGCCATCATTGGCGTGACGTCGCCGGAGAAGACGCCCCAGACCGTCAGGGCGCTGGGGTCGTTCTCTTGCTTCGTCGTGTAGGCGGTGTCGAGACTTGCCACCACGAAGTCAAACGGCGGGAAGCTCTCGCCCTCCCAAAGCTGCCACCAATCGCGCTTGATGACGCCGCCGCCTCTCGGGCTCGGCTCCTGTTGGTGCTGCCCGGCGGTCGCGTACGGCCCCATCGCGTTCTCGTCGCGATCTACGACATGCTCGGGGAAACGCTGCGGGAACAACAGCTCGCCCTCTTCGCTGCGCGGATCTTCCAGACCCAGCTTCGTCGGCGCTGCCCGCAACGGGTCGTATCGCATCGGCAGCATGATGTGGTCGTAGCCCAGCTCCTTCTCGATGATGACGCCGGAGACGTCCTCCTGATGCAGGCGCTGCATGATGACGACGATCGATGACTTAATAGGGTCATTGAGGCGGGTCGGGATGGCCTCAAGGAAGGTCGTCACTTCGCTCTCGCGCATGGCCTCAGACGCCGCGCTATCGACGCTGTGCGGGTCGTCGATGATCACCCGGTCGCCACGGATACCCGTCAGGCTGCTGATCGCCGTCGCCATGCGGAATCCGCCGGCGGTGTTCTGAAAGTTCAACTTTTCATTCTGGTCGGCTGTCAGGTTGACCTTGTCGCCCCAGCGCTCCTGATACCATTCGCTCGTGATGAGCTGACGCATGCGACGGCTGTCGCGAGCAGACAGGTTCTCAACCTTGTGCGCCGCGCAGACGTAGCGCAGGTGCGGCTTGCCCTTCGGCCCCCACTCCCACGCCGGCCAGAAGACGTTCGTCAGCAGCGACTTCATCGTGCCGGGCGGAATGTTGATCAGCAGGCGATTGTAGATGCCGCCGCCCTCAAGCCGGATCTCGTTTGTGATGGCCTCAAGATGCGCGCAGATGAAATCGATATGCCAGCCGTGGACATAGGGTTGACCGGGCTCAACGACGCTCCACGCCTGCTTCACGAAGGTCGCGAGGCTCTTTCCGCAAAGTATCTTGTCAACCTCGATCTTGGCCTGCTCGAGGCTGCCAAACTCGGCAGCGAACTTGTCGTAGAGGCCAAGGACTGCTTCGCGTTTTGTCATCGCACAAATCTAGGGTTCGGCATCGGAGCCTTCGAGACGGACATATAAAACTCGCCTTCAGGCGTCAGCCAGACACACAGGCGCAGGTTCTTCTTGTGCCTAGGGTTGTCTGTGTAAACCAGATCTCCGTCCGGCTCTTCGTAGCAGTAGCCGTGCTCGCAATCCATTTCGGGACGACGCAGCCAGCCTGCCTGCCAATGCCAGATGGTGTTGATGATCTTGTCCGTCATTTGCGCCTCACCTGATAGCCGAAAAGCGCGTCAGCCGCGACGGCAGCATACCATATGTTTGGGCGCGAGGCATGATCGTGAATGAACTCAAGAGCGTGCTCAAGCTCCTCATCATTGCTCAGTCTTATGCTCGAGCGCCAGTCGCAGCGCCTGCTCGATCTGCTCGAGCGTCTCATCGTCCATATCATCGAGTTTAATCGTCCGCTTGGCCTCCAGTTGAATCGGCGCGCCATTTGCGCCGGTTATTTCTGTCGTAGTGCGATCACCGTAAATGCGCGGAGCCATCTTCATCGCGCGCCACTGCTTCGTCGAAATCTTCACCTTCATGCTGTTGACGTTGTCTTCGTTTGTCTCTCGCGCAAGCTCCTCGATTTCATCAACCAAAAAGTCAGCAAGACCTTCTCTCGCGCGCGCGCACCTTGTACGAAATTCTGGGTGCGCTTCCATCCAATCATAAACAGTCACGCGCGACGGCATGTGATCATCCTTGCAGATTTTCACGAGGCTTTCCCCGTTGATCATCCGATGACAGATTTCTGTTGCTGTTTGCTCATTGTATCCAGACGGTCGCCCGACCTTTCGCGGCGGGATAATTTCCGTAGGCTCGATTGGCTCTGCGTCGGGCTCTGCCTTTTTACCGCGCGACATGTGTGTCCTCGTAGTTTTGGACGATTTGCAAAACGCGCTGGCGCGTGAGCCCGGAGGCTTTGCTGATCGTACCGAGGGACGCGCCGGCGCGCCGCAGACCGAGGATATGGGCTGCGCGTTCGGCCTTGAGGGTCTTGAGCTGGCGATCAAGCGCGGTGATCTGCGACGATAGCTGCGCGACGAGGGTTTCGGGCGATGTCATCAATCATCCTTATCCATCGCGTGCCAATACGCTTCGGCAGTTTCTCCGTCCATGTCGTCTTCAAGCTCTGAATCTCCGTTTGGAAATTCCTCTTCAAAATCAAGCTGTTGAAGAAATTCTCGCATTTCTTCGGCTTCGATTTCGGCGATAAAATCGTCATTTTCCATTATTCGAACTCCCTTTCGATGGCTGCGCGACCCAGCGGCAGGTCGGCGAGCATGCCGA